AGACAAATCAGTCCCGGTTCTTGAGAAACTTGAGGATAAGTTTTTCCTTCGGTTGGTTGGTGCGGCAGTTGGTGTTGCTGCAAACCTGTCACAGAAAGCAGTGAAGTATACTGGTTCCCCTACTACTGATCTTGAAATTGCTACTCGTGATATAGTCAAAATCAAGAATACGCTTGCTTCAGGTATTAATGGTAGTGATGCGAAACGTAAGGAAGTTGGTTGTATCCTTATGAGCCAGGAAGCTTTTGAGACTGCGGTTATTATACCGAGTGCTGGTGATGATTTCGGTAAAGACAGGGTTCTGAATGGTATTACGTCAGACACTCTCTTTGGAACGAAAGTTGTTCGCACTATTAAGAGTGATCTGCTTCCTCGTGGTCATATGTGGGCGTTTACGACCCCTGACTTCCTTGGTCATAACTTTAGTCTCGGTGATCCGAATTTCGAGATCAAGTCGAACTTCGGTCTTATCGAGTGGCAGACGAAGGAATCAATTGCAATGGGTATTGGTAACGCTCTGTCGGTTTGCTTACTTACCCTTAAAGGTTCAGTTGCTCCTGGTACTTCAACTGGTCTTGAGATTGTAACTGATGGTTCGATGAGTTCTAATGCTAACATCGCAGCATATTATTCTTCGCTCAAGGTATAAGTAAAAGTGGTTTGATGGTTTTAAAAAGGCTGGCCTTAACCGGCTGGCCTTTTTTTCTTAAGGATAACAATTATGGCATTAGACCTAGCTGCTTACAGAACCTCCTTCAGAAATTTTATTAAGGATTATGATTTCCTTAATAGACTATTAGAATTTAAACAAGAGAATGATGATAATACTTTAGATCTTTATCTAAATATGTCTTTAGGATTTTTAAATTCAATCCCTCCTTATTTAGGTCCTTTTACATGGGAAAATTTTCCAATACCAAATCTGATTATTCATCAAGCAACTATAGAATGTTTGATTTCAAATACAGTAGTTCAAAGTAGAAATGATTTAACATATAACAACGGCGGAATAACAGTTAAGGTAGCTGATGGTAGTAGATATTTAGGAGCTTTAAATGCTTTGTATAGAGCTGCAGAGTTGGAAATGAATAGTTTAAAGGGAATTAAGATTGCTATTAATATTCAGAGTGGTTGGGGCGGTATTTCTTCCCCGTATAGCTACCTTCACGGGAGATCTGCAGTCCTTAATCCAAATTCAATATTATCAGGATAATTTTTTATTAATTATATAGTAAATACTCCCCCAATTTTGTATTTATTGTAATCATGCGTTAGGTAATCTTAATGATGATATAAATCTTTTTAATAAAGCTATTGAATATCTGAAGTTTCATTCAGATAATAAAGAAACAGTTAATATAGCAACAGGAGAATCTTCATGAAAAAAATAGCAAAAAAATCATCCTTCGATGAGTCTGTTCCTTCAACTGGTTTAGGTATGAACCAAGACGAAACTCAAGGTAATGCTCAGCCTGAAAAGAAATCCACAGTAGACCCTTCTTCTGATCAGTATGCAGCTGTTCCTGCTGATCAATCTCAAGGCGATCCTAACCAACAGGTGCCTCAAGAATCTGCAGTACCTCCAGGAATGGTTCAGGCTGCACAAGCCTTCTTAGGACCAGAGGTAATGGCAGCTGCTATGCAGGGAGACCCTAATGCTCAAGACCTTGTTGCTAAGGCTGCAGCTCAGTTTGGTTCAGCATTCATGAATATGTCTGCTAATACAGGGGTTTCTGCACAACCTTCTATGGATGCTTCAGGTATGCCTCAAGGGGTTCCTGGACAACCACCTATGACACCTATGGGTATTACATCTCCTGAAGAGGATTTAGCTGCTGAATTAGTGCCAAATGTACCAGCCCCTCAGCAAGCTGTTCCAGGTCAACAACAAGCAGTTCCTGGACAGCCTCAAGAAGCAACAAGTCCTTTTAAACAAGCTAAACCTGTTCAACCTGGTCAAGCTACAGGTGTACCTCCTAATACTGAAGGAGAATCTCCTGAAGATCAGAATAAAGAATTAACTCAGGAACAGAGTGGACAGCAGCCGGTACAGGGTCAGGAACAGGGTGGAGATCAGGTTGTTGATATAGCCACTGTCGTTAAACTTATTAATCTTGTTAAATCTGGTAAAATTTAATAAAGAGAGAAAATTATGTATATATGGACTCCTAGTGGAAGTGCTCTTAATTATAGAAATATAGCAATATCTTCTGATGGCCAATATCAGGCTCTTGCTGTTTATGGAGGACAAATTTATGAGTCCTCAGATTTTGGAGCTAGTTGGACACCAACTGAGACTAACAGAAATTGGACGCTTATAGCCATGTCTCCTGATGGGGTTTATCAGGTTGCAAGAGTATATAGCGGATATGTTTATTCATCTTCAGATAGAGGAATTAGTTGGACTCCTAATATTGATGTTGATACATGGGATTGGACTTCTTTAGCAATATCTTCAGATGGAGTTTATCAAGTTGCTAGTGCAGGAGGAAGTATAAGAAAAGTATATGAATCATCAGATAGAGGAATTACTTGGGCTCCTGCTACAATAAATAGTTATCCTTGGGTTAAAATAGCAATGTCTTCTAGTGGTCAATATCAAGCTGTTGTTGCAAGTGGACGACAAATACATGAATCTAATGATTTTGGGGCTACTTGGACATTACACGGATTTAATAGATATTATACATCTATAGCAATGTCTGCTAACGGACAATATCAAGCTGTTACTGTATGGGAAGGTCAGATTTATGAATCCTCAGATTTTGGGGTTACTTGGACCCCAGTTGAGACTAATAGACGATGGCAATATGTATTAATGTCCCAAGATGGTTTATATCAGATTGCTTATGTTTCTCCAGGATCTATATATGAGTCTCATGATAGAGGAGTTTCTTGGGTATTAGGTGATAATCCAAACAAAATTTGGGTAGATCTTGCTATATCTTCAGATGGTCAACGTTTAGCTGGTACTGCTGAATTAGTTTATGAAGGTGTCTATGCTATTGATCCTACTACAACTACAACTACAACTACAACTACAACTACAACTACAACTACAACTACAACTGAAACACCTACAACAACTACAGTGACCCCTACAACTACTACAACATCTCAACCTACTACTTCTACAACACCAAAACCAGGTCGTAGAAAAGGTAAGGTAAAATCATTTTTTGATAACAAAGATGGTTTACCAATATAAAAGGAAAATTGAAAAATGTCTAATATATGGGTTCCAAGAAATTCAGAAATAAGTTATGTATATTCTTTATTATATAATAATGGAAAATTATTTTCTAACACACTGGGTTTTGGGTTTCTATAGATGATGGATTAACATGGACTCTACAAGCACTAGATATTCCAACTTACTATTCAAGCTTAATATCTTTAAACAATGAAACTATCTTAGGTGGAGGGAATGATAATAATAATGGTGGTTTAGTTAATAAATCTATTGATAATGGAGTTAATTGGACAAGTGTTAGTATTAATAGTCCAGTAACATGTATATGTAAAGGTATTGGGTATATATTTGCAGGATCAGAAATGCATGGAATATTCCAATCATCAGATAATGGTTCAACTTTTACAAGAGTTGAAGGTTTAGGAAATAATAAATATGTTGATTGTTTAGGTTCTAACTCTACTTTTGCTTTCTCACATATACGAGATTTAGGATTTTACAGATCATTAAATGGAACAACTTGGTTTACGAAAAGTGTTCCTAACAGAGTTTTATCTATATTTTCAACAGATGGATTTAATTTATTTATTGGAACTGAGGAACAAGGGGTTTTCTTATCTACTGATAATGGAGATACTTGGATAGCTAAAAATAACGGACTTTCAGGAGCAGATTTAACAGTTAGGTGTTTTGCAGTTATAGGAAACGATTTATATATTGGTACTGATGGTGGGGTTTATTTATCACAAGATACAGGTGATACTTGGACTAATATTTCTAGTGGTATACCTTCAGGGCACCAAAATTTGGTATTTGCTTCTAATAATGGTGATCTTTTTTTAGGAACAGATGTTAATAGTGTTTTTTATAAACATGGTCAAACCACAACAACAACTACAACATTATCACCTAGTCGTGGTAGGCATAGAAAAAGATCTGTAAAATCAATTCATAATAATACACACGGACTCCCAACATAAATTATATTTTTATTGTAAATACTTTGATATTATTTTATCATTATAATAAACCTTTATAAAGGATGGTGTTATGGCTCGAACAAGACTAGATCCGGTGTTATCAGCTTACGATAACACTCTTGGAAAACCTGGGGATACAGTTACTACTACTACCACAGGACCTACCACAACTACAGTTGCTCCTGTAACCACAACTACAGCTGCTCCTGTAATTACAACAACTACAGAAGCTCCTGTAATTACAACAACTACAGAAGCTCCTGTAATTACAACAACTACAGAAGCTCCTGTAATTACAACAACTACAGAAGCTCCTGTAATTACAACAACTACGGCACCTCCACCTCCGTGATAAATATTAAAAATGAATAAATTTTATTTAATATAATAACAATTAAAAGGAGAATATATGTCGCTTACAATCGGAGATCGTTACATCGCACTAGTAACAGCTCATGGCTGGACCGCTAATTATATTTATGAATGGAATGGTGCAACATGGGATGAAACTATTCCTTCTGAAGGTGATGTTGTTTTTGTTACAGATATAGGTGCAGACTACACCTTCACTGCTGGTGGTAGTTGGTCAGGCCCAACAGGAGCTGTAGTAGATTTTGGTATGCAGATTCTTACACCAATGAATAAACTTGAAAGAGTTTCTCGTCAGATTGATCCGCCTAATTTTATTGCAACTCCAGGTATTTGGGCTGCACTTAATAACGATGGATCTCTTTCAAATGTTGTTGCTGATACGCCTGCATTAATTAATAAAATGGTTATTGGTTCAAGGACTGCAAGTAAGTATGAGAGCCATGATACTGCTCATGGTAGAATTGCTACTATGGAAAGTATTGGTACCAGAATTAAACTTTCTTATGGTCTTTATGTTGGTGTTATTACTGAAGGTGATCGACTCGTTGTTTCTACTGATGCCGACACTCTTGGTAAATTAATATCAGCTGAACAGCCTTATGAAACAGGTGATTATGAAGTTGTAGCTAGAGCTGAAGAAGTTCATATAACTGAGGGTTGGATTATCATCAGAACTGTTTCTCCTGAAATAATTACATTGGTTTAATTCTTCATACATATAGACCTCTATTCAATTATATTGAGTAGAGGTCTTCTTCTTTTAACTTCAAACAAAGAATGGGTGGTTCTTTCTATGAAGCTCACGGTTGGTATGCCTTCGTTCAATAATTTTACAGAAGTTTTTTATACAATACAATCTTTAAGAATGTATCATGACCTTACTGATACAGAAATTCTTGTTGTTGATAATTTTGGTGATCCTGAACTTGAGAGATTTGTTAAATCTCAAGGAGCAGGTATAGTAAGATACGAAAAATATTTAAACAGTACTGGTCCCGCTGGAGCTAAAAACGCTGTTATTGAACTTGCTAAAGGAGAAATGGTTTTGTGTATAGACTCACATGTTATACTTGCTCCTGGAGCATTAAAAAACATACCAGTAAGCGACAATCTTGTTTCTGGTCCATTACTGTATAATAATTTGAAAGATTATGTATGTTGTTTTAAAGATCAATGGAGAGGTCAAATGTGGGGAATTTGGGGTGATTATTCCCAAAAGGTACCTACAGAGCCATTTGAAATTTGGGGTATGGGAATGGGTTGTTTCCTTGTTAAAAAAAGTTCTTGGTTAGGATTTAATCCTAAATTTAAAGGTTTTGGAGGAGAAGAAGGATATATTCACGAAAAATATCGTAAAGCTGGTCGTAAAGTTATTTGTTTACCTTCGTTGATTTGGCTTCATCAATTTGATAGAAAAATACCATATCCGTTACAGTTAATAGATAGGGTTATTAATTACATTATAGGATTTAGAGAATTAGGATTAGATCTAAAACCTATTGAGGATCTATTTAAAAAAGATATGTTTGATAAAGCTGTTATCGAGGCAGATAAAAGATGATATTACCAAAAGTATCCTGCTATTGTGCCACATACGGAAGACCTCATGTATTAGAAGAATCTCTACAAAGTTTCCTACTTCAGGATTATCAAGGTGAAAAAGAATTAATTATTCTTAATGATCTTAAGGATAATATTCTTTCATTTAATCATCC